GTCATTACGCGCTTCGCGTCCGAGCTCGCAGCCATCGTCGAGCAGGTGCGCCCCGAGCGCGTGCGTGTCGTGTACTGGGACTGGGAGGTTCAGGGCGAGCAGGTGTTCGAGGATGGCCAGTTCGCCGTGACACAGCTCAAGGTCAAGGGCGGCGGTGGCACCGACGGCTCCGTGCTGTTCGACTACGTGCGCTCCAAGGGCTACAAGCCCGCTGCCATTGTGCAGTTCACCGATGGGCTCGTGGGTTCGTTCGGGCAGTCCGATGTACCCGTGCTGTGGGCCATCACCGAGCGCAGCATCCATGCGCCGTACGGTGTAACAGTGCACATCACTGACTAACGAGTCCAGCTTTATGCCCATCACGGTGGGCATATGGATGCGCTCCGCATCGACAAGGAAACAATCATGGACATTCACGAACTACGAAAGACTGACCCGCATCGCTTCGAGCTCGAGTACCGGCAATGGGTCGAGCACGACTTCCACTACGAGTGGTGGGACACCGTGTATGAGGACTTCAAGAAAGACATGGCCAAGGTTGGCATGTGGGTAAACGACATCTCGTTCAGCTTGAGCTACTGCCAGTCTGACTACGCTGCGTTCGAGGGCCGACTGAACATGGCTACATGGATGCGCGACCAAGGCTACGACGAGAAGTACCTGCCGCTCGTGCTGGACTTCGAGGAGTACGTTACCCTGGCCAGGGTGAGCATCGCCATGCGAGGCGGGTACAGCTACTGTGCCGACATAGACTACTGCGCAGGTATCACCTACCCGCCGGGCATCTTCGCTGACATGCCAGATGATGACTGGACTACGCTGTGCGTAGAGATGTTAGACGCCGAGCCATGGGATGAGCACGTCGACGAATGGTTGCGCGATCAGTGTAAAGAGCTATACAATAGATTGCAGGAAGAGTACGAATACCTCAGCAGTGAGGAGTCGTTCATCAACGCATGTGACGCTAATGACATACAGTTTGAGGAGATTGATGACTGACTACGTACTCATACGCATGCCAACCAAGCAGGCGTTACACAAGGCACTCTACAAGGCGGGGTCGAGCACGGCTCTAGCTGAGCACTTCGGTATCAGTCAGCAGGCAGTCCACAAATGGTTCGAGCGCGGCGTACCGCCCGCCCGCTGGGCCGACATTATCAACTACATCAAGGAATAATAGATGCATACAGAATTATCACAGTTACCCAACGCACAATGCATAAGTTGGGTACTGCGTTCAGTAAGAGAACATGGGGATAGATGGTACGCTGCTTGGGACGCTACTCGTGCCGCTGTTTGGGACGCTACTCGTGCCGCTGTTTGGGACGCTACTCGGGACGCTGCTTGGGACGCTGCTCGGGACGCTGCTCGGGACGCTACTCGTGCCGCTGTTTGGGACGCTACTCGGGACGCTGCTTGGGACGCTGCTCGGGACGCTGCTCGGGACGCTACTCGTGCCGCTGCTTGGTACGCTACTCGGGACGCTACTCGGGACGCATTGATCGCATTGGTCGCATGGGACCACGCTGCGGACTACTTAGAGCTACCACCGGACGCAATAAAGCTATTGGCCGCCAGCGGGGACTTCATAGCCATCCTTCTATACCCCGCAGTAGTCGTCAAGTCACAGGAGTAACCATGAAGTTCACTATCAACATCCAAGGCTACAAGGTCCTGCTGTCCGCGCAGCAGCTTGAGACGATCATCGACGCGCTCGGCACTCCCGAGTACATCGGAGAGGAGCACGTGGGCAGGGGCAATGGCGACTGCGGCTACGACATGCAGTACCGCATGGTGTTGCGTCAGTTCAGCACGGTCGAGAAGTTGCAACTTAACGTAGTAGCTGACGATACGGTCGAGACCATCCGACTGTCGACCAAGATGTTTGACGAGTCCAAGAAGTAACTATGCTGTAGAATAGTTCGCACCGGGTGGACGCGCCAACGCCCACCCGGCACTTCACAGAACTTCGTTTGAAAGGAACGACAGCCATGCGCGAACTCGATCTTACCACCCTGCTCGAATACTTGAGCTACGACCCGGAGACGGGTGTGTTTATGTGGCTCAAGCAAGCCGCTCAGTGCGTAAAGGTAGGCACTGAGCCCGGTTGGACATCATCAAAGGGTTATAAGCAAGTCCATATCTTAGGTAGAACCTACCCAGCGCATAGGCTAGCTTGGTTTTATGTGTATGGAGTATGGCCTACATATACAATAGACCATATCAACGGCATAAAAGACGACAATAGAATATCCAATCTACGTGACGTACCACAAGCGATAAACAACCAAAACCATCGCAAGGCTAGGCAGAGCAGTCCGTACATCGGTGTATATAAAGCTAGGGACAAGTGGAGAGCTACCATCCGTCTTAACGGTAAAGCGATCCACATCGGGTACTTTCAATACCCAGAAGATGCCCATGCAGCCTACGTAGAGGCTAAGCGCAAACTGCACGCAGGCTGCACGATCTAAGCGAGTCTGACTTTATGCCCATCCAGTGTGGGTATAGGGGCACGCTCGTGCCTGTTCAATCCTAAAGGAATCATCATGCAATCTATTGACACCACCGCAGGTATCGCCCGCGCAGCAATGATAGTCACTATGAACGTCAGCCTCTACTCTGGACGCAAACAAGACAAACGAACGCAGGCAGAAGTTGTTGCTGCGAAAGGATCGGGGTCCACACGCGCTGCGTCTGTCTATCGCAACTTGTTCGCGGACTGTAAAGAGCTTGAGGACATTACGAAGTTTCAGGCTAGGGCGCGTAACAAACACTACGCTATGACTCTGCCTTGGTCGGATAACGGGCAGCGGCTTCTCCCAACCAAGAGTTTTATGGACTACACAGCCGAGATGGACAAGTGCAGGCAGCAGTTCGACTTTCTGGTTGATGCCTTCTTGGCTAAGTATGAAACGCTCGTAGCCGCCGCTGCGTTCAAGTTGGGCGCATTGTTCGACAGGGATGAATACCCCACAAAAGAACATATAGCTAAGCGGTTTACATTTACTATTGATTACACTCCAGTGCCTTTGGCTAACGACTTCCGCGTCGACATCGAGCATGAAGTGCAGCAAGACCTTGTGCGAAAGTACGAGGACCGCATGGCCCAGCAGCTCGCCTCTGCCCAGCAGGAATCGTGGACCCGCCTGTATGAGGTGCTGACCCAGCTCAAGGATCGGTTAACCCTTAACGAAGACGGCACCCGCAAGATCTTCAAGGCCAGCACCGTGACCAACGCGGTCGACCTGTGCGAGGCGCTGACCAAGCTCAACGTCACCAATGACCCTGCGCTGGAGTCAGCCCGCCGCAAGCTCGAAGACGCCATGATGGGCGTCGAGGCCGAGGAGCTGCGCAAGGAGGAGGGTGAGCGCCTCGTCCTCCTGCAGAAAGTCGACACGATCCTCGACTCCTACAACTTCGGAGACATAGATGAATGAATGCCACGTGTGGCGATTCTCACAACAGGGGAGGCACTGGCTGCTGACGCCTATCGACCCGTCCGGAGGCAGCATTTTCGGGGGGTCCGACGAGGGCTACCCCGAGTGGTTCCGGCCCATCCTCGACGTTGCCAAGCTGGCCGGCGAGGTGCACTATTTCGACGACGACCACGCCATACTATGGCTGGAAGTCGATGAAGAGTTCAACCTGTTGAGGTTCCCACCATGGATAACGTAAGGAAGCAAATAGATGACTGGCGCGAGGGCGTGCACGACCGCGTGGACAACCTTTGTGCCATCTACAAGTGCGCCGACCTGCGCGGCGTGGTCGACATCGTCATGACGGCAGACAGCATGGTCATGTGCCTCTACCGCCTGCTATGCGAGGCTGCGGATGATGACGACGAGCGCAGCACCAAGGCCCTCGACGACTTGGGCGACCGGGTGTCCGAGGCGCTGACGGCCATCGTAGTAAGTGCGATAGACCTAGTGTGTGTCGAGGACAAAGACACACTGACTGACGATATAATGCGTATCATCAACACGCGATACCAACTGGAGGACAAGCTAAATGGACATCCTTAAAATCTTCAAGAAACCTACGGTGCAGGACGAGTGCACGCAGAAACTGCGCGAGGCAGAGTTCGCCCTGATGGACGCCCGCAACAAAGCGGACTACTATGTATCCATGATTCGCTACCACGAGCAGGTGGTGCGTCGACTGCGGGAGGCTGCCCATGGCGGTGATCAAGTTCGTTCGTGACTTGTTCTCCCTACTGGGTTACCTGTGCGTGCTAGCCATGCTGCTCGTGATTGCATCGTTCTTAGCATGGTGTCTCGTCCATGTTATGCCCAAAATGTGATGGTCGCATGAAGGTGTTGGAGACGCGCTGCGAGCCGGAGAGCGTCTACCGCCGCCACTACTGCGCCGCTTGTGATGAGCGGTTCATCACACAGGAGGTCATCACTGACCTCCCTCACATCCCCTACGGGGGAGTGCTACGCCCGAGAGGGCGCCCCAAGAAAACCATCAACGCACACAATCCATTCGGACTATGACCCGGGACAAGATCCTGCAGCATCTCAAAGAGGTGGGTCCGGCTACGGCCCAAGACATAGCCGCCTACACAGCTACCAACGTACACACGGTGCGAACCGCTATCCAAAAGCTCCGCAAGGAGAAAGCCATCTTCATCAATAGCTGGCCATACACCGGGCAACACCGTAGCGCACAGTGGGCGTTGCGTACCCACCGGCAGGCTAATGCGGTGAAGCCCCCACCCATGACCGCAGCAGACATCTGCCGCGAGTGGCGCCAGCGCAACAAAGCGCTGCTCAAGGTCAAGCGTAGTGCCTACGCCGCCAAGGGCAACCCGTTTGCAATGTTGATCTATTGAGGAGCAAGCATGACCACCACCGACAAGGACTACGCCGAGCTGCTGGCCCGGCTGGGTATCCGCCCGAAAGCACCGACTGCAGCGGAACTGCTGGAAGAACTTGGAGAAGCGACATGGTGACATTACGAGAAGCCGCCGAGCAGGCGCTGGAGGTTTTAGGCCGGTACAGAGAAAGCGACGAGGATAGACTGTCCACAGCGATGTTCATCCTGCGCCAAGCCCTTGAGGCTGAGCAGCAGCTCGACAAGCCGATGGCCGAAATCTGGTGGGATGACTCGAAGGACTGCGACTGGCAGTTGAAGATGCTGGTCGAGCCGGCAGTCGCTCGAGGCGTTCGCATTCCGCTCTATGCGGGTGACTACGAGGCAATGCCGGTCATGTATGTCAATCAGGACGGGTCTTTCACCGTCAAAGCGCCAAATGAGGAACTCGAATGAACGCCATTACCTTGTCGCATGAAGCAATGAAGCAGGCGCTGGAAGCGCTCAAGGCATTTCAATACCGCAGCGAAGGTTGCGTGCAGCCCGATTTTGTCGATGACGCCATCACCGCCCTGCGCCAAGCCCTTGAGGCCAATATCGGAATCACGATATCGGAAACCTGCAAAGCCTGCGGGGAAGGCCAAGCCGATCTGGTCGTGCTGCGCATCTGCGACAAGTGCGGCAGCGAATATTTCAGTCAGGCTGAGTTCGATCTGGCAATGCGGTTGCAGGCCGAGCGGCAGGATGAGCCGGCGGCATGGTGTCGTTTGGCTTACAACACGGACGGAAGCGTTTATGTTGACAGCCTCACATTCACGAAAGACCGCTACTGCAACGTGCCGCTCTACACCGCACCGCAGCCAGCGCAGCAGCCGCTGACGGAGGAGCAGATCGACGCACTTGCTATTGATGGCGATGGATTGCCGAATAGCCATCTTGAATTCGCCCGCGCCATTGAGCGCTCACACGGCATAGGAGAAACGAAATGAGCAACACACAACACACGCCGGGGCCGTGGTTTCAATGGTCTGACAACAACGGACGCCTACAAGTTGGGTCATCAACAAATTACACGGTGGCTCAGATGATGATTACCCCGCTGCATGGTCAGCTCGCCAACGCCCGCCTGATCGCCGCTGCGCCGGATCTGCTGGAGGCGTGCATCAAGACCGTAGAGCAAAACAAGCACCTCGCCGATGGCGACAACTGCACATTGATTTATCTGGTGCGCGCCATCGCCAAAGCGACTGGAGAAACGAAATGAGAAACACACAACACACGCCGGGGCCGTGGCGATATGACTATGAGCTTGACTACTGCGGGGAAATAATTGCCTCAAATGGCACTTCAATTTGCAGTTTTACAGACGAGCCGTCCACCAATGACGCCCGCTTAATCGCCGCTGCGCCGGATCTGCTGGAGGCGCTGGAAAGTGTATGGCTGTGGATGGAGAACCAAGCTGATGGACAGAGCAAAGGCGGCCACGCCACGTTCGACCTGATGATGCTTAGAGAGCAGCGCGACATTGCCCGCGCCGCCATCGCCAAAGCGACTGGAGAAACAAAATGAGCAACACCAATAACGGCGGACCGGCGTTTCCAACGGCTACTTTGGCGCAAAAGACAGAAGGCGGCATGACCCTGCGCGACTACTTTGCGGCCAAGGCGATGCAGGCGCTACTGTCCAGCCCCAACTGCCCGAGGCAAGTCAATGACGAGGAGCTTGCGCGGCAAGCGTATGAGGTTGCCGACGCTATGCTGAAAGCGAGGGGCGCATGACCTGCGGAACAGCTTTCCTTATCTTCGCTGCCTTCATGGCAGCCATCGGAGTCACCGGGCTGCTGGCAGTGATCTGGCTGGCGATGGAGATGGACAAATGAGCACCGACCGAGAACTGCTGGAGCTGGCTGCGAGGGCTGAAGGCTACAAGCATATTGACTTTCTCAGCTTCGATGTGGATGGCTACGCCAATGTCTACGACGCAGATGGGCGGCAGTACCATTGGAACCCGCTCGACGACGACGGCGATGCGCTGCGGCTGGCGGTGAAGCTGAACCTGACCATCAAGATCATGGGCGACCATGTGAAAGTGGGTTGGCGCGGGTGTGGTGAGCAGTGGCCTGGCGAAGACGTGCCCGTCAACGCTAACCAAGTTATGCCGATTGCCACCCGCCGTGCCATCGTTCGCGCTGCTGCTGAGATTGGGAGGAGTATGAAATGACCCGCGACGACATCATTGCAATGGCGGAGAAGGCTGGGCTTCAGCCTTACTACGACGCGCAACAAGGAGCAATCGAACAGTTCGCAGCCATAGTCGCAGCAGCCGAGCGCGAACGCATCGCCACCAGCCGACCTGAAGGATGTCGCGCAGCCATTGCCAGAGCGAGGGAGGAAGAGCGCAAAGCCTGTGCCGAGCACTACCTCGGCATCATGCGTGAGGCCATCAAGGAGGAACGTGAGGCTTGTAGATCGATTGTCATGGAAGCATTTGATGACACTTGGAGCGGTACAAAAGAGAACGATATTCTCTATGAGATCGCGGCCGCCATCCGAGCAAGGAGCACCACATGTGGCAGCGATTCCTGAACATCGTGCGCGCCCTGACGCGCTCATCGTGCACCGGCACATGTAACCAAGGGAGGAACTGCACATGCCGACGCTGACCAACTCACTACCCTACGACTACTCGCGCTGTGATCCAGAGCAGCCGGACTTCTTCTGCGCCCAGTGCGTTCGCTGGGCGAAGCTGCCCGGGCAGACGTGGGGGTCGTGGACGCCGGTGATCATGGCGCTCGAAGACAGCACAAGCGAGCACTGTATGTATAAGGAGGCAACGTATGCCAGTGATTGAACAGAACTCGCAGGACTACACCAGCCGCAACGCAGACGACCCATACGGCTGCCACAACAGACTGCCGTTCAACCCCATCGTGCGTAGCAGTGGCCCCGGCGCCGTTACGTCGTGGCCCAACCGGTTCAGCCAAGAGTGCCGGTACGACCGATCGCTCACCGACCTGCGCTGCAGCGGCTGCAGGCACGCCGGCTCGGGTGAGGCCTACGTCGCAGCGCAGGAAGCCCGAGGTGCCAAGTGACATTCGAGTTCCCCGCCACGGTCAAGAAGGGTCGGGTGGCCTACGCGGTAGCCAAGACCGTGTACGAGCACGGCCCCCTCACGGCGTTTGAGATCCGGCAGTACGTAGACTCCAACCGGTCAGTCATCGGTAAGGTGCTAGACCGACTACGCACTGCCAAGGCTATCTACGTCATGGAGTGGACGCACCCGGGCGACAGCAACGCGAGGGCTGCCGTGTGGGCTTGGCGCACCAGTGACAAGCAGAGGAACGCCCCTCGACCTAAGCCCAAGACCCGCACCGAGATCAACATGGACTGGAACCGCAGGCATGCGGCCCACCGCGCCACACAGCAACGCCTCAAGCGAGGCACCCAGATCGGAATCTGGGCCGGACTACTTACAGGATCAACACAGAATGCCAACGTCAACTAAACCCCGTCGCAAGTACAAGCCCCGCGCCCGTTTTGTCAACCCGATGGAGTACGTGCTGGAGGGCATGGCCCCGCTGTCCAAGGCGGGCTCCTACCTGACGGACCTGAAGATCCACAACCATTCAGCCATGTCTGACCTGCTGGCCGGTCGCGCCAAGAAGAAACAGATGGACACTCTGATAGCCATGAGCAACATCTGCGAAGCTCTGCAGCGTCTGGGGCACGGCAAGGAGTACCCGGACGTGACGGTCGAGGGAAGGTTCGCACTTCTATCAATCATATTTCGTGCAGTCGAGAAGCTCAAGTTCCTGCCAACCGGCACGGAGATCAACCAACTTAACCTGTTGATGGAGCTACACGACGCGCAAATGGATACAATCACTGTGCTAGACATGGAGAAAGCCATTAAGCTAGCAATGAAAGAGCTTCGCGGAAAGCGTTCCGTGATGTTACCTGCTGTACCGGAGAGTCTGAAATGAACACCATCCAATCCATCTGCGACTGGCACGCCGCCGCGCGACCGCAGCCTACCTCGCGAGACTTCAACGTGCAGCTTGGCTGCCACTTCGAGGAGGTGGCCGAGATGATCGACGACCTCACTTTTCACGTTGGGAGCTTCGAGCCCTTGCCGGGCGGGTTGACCGTGCTGGCTGCATGTCTGAAACTGTTCGCGGACCAGCTCAAGTCAGGCGAGACCGTCGCCACCGTCAACGACCCCGAGAACTTCCTCAAGGAGCTCTGCGACCAAGTCGTCACCGCTGCGGGCGTGGCGCACTGCGCTGGCATGGCCTTCCCCCGGGCGCTGAGCGAGGTCCATCGCAGCAATTTCTCCAAGATGGAGAACGGCAAGTTCCTGCGCGACGAGAACGGCAAGATCATCAAGGGCGAGCACTACCGCAAGCCTAACCTAGAGGGGATGTACTGATGGTTGAAGAACAAAAGGTGCCTAGCTGCTATGGCAGCAACCCAACGGCGCAAGAGGCTGCGGAGAACGACTGCGAACGATGCGTCCACGTATTCAACTGCGCTTTAAACTCTAGGAAAAAGATGGACCGCCAGATCAAGCAGAACATCGTGAACACCTTGAAGGCGCAAGCGATGCCCACCCCTACCTCTACCGACACCATCCTGCAGGAACGTGCAGGGCGCTACGGCACGTTCACGGGGCAGGCCGAGATCTCGCAGCGCCTCAAGGGCGTCGTCCGGGAGTTCATGATCCGACGCAACTGCGAGGTCGCCCCCGACCAGATGGAGTCGTTGGAGATGATGTGCCACAAGATCGCCCGCATCATCAACGGTGACCCGGACTACCACGACTCGTGGGCCGACATCGCAGGATACGCCAAGCTGGTCGCCGACAGGCTTGAGACGGGGGTGGAGAAGTAATGGCGACCACGCCCGAGGGCGCTGTCAAGAAGGCAGCGCGTAAGATCATCGACGCCTCGGGTGCCTTCAGCTTCATGCCGGTGTCTAACGGCATGGGGCGCATGGGTATCCCGGACATCATCGGAGTCCTGCACGGGCGCTTCCTAGCGGTGGAGTTGAAAGCGGGCAAGGGCAAGCCTACCCTCCTGCAGCTCAAGGCGCTGCGCCAGATCGACGAGGCGGGCGGGCTCGCCCTCATCATCAACGAGACGAACTTAGACTACCTTCAAGGATGCCTTTGCGATGTCAGACAAGCCCGATCCAATTACAAACTTTTTGAACGCCCACAAGAAACCCTTGACTAAGGACGAAGAGTTCAAGCTCAAGGACCGGCTACGACACCGCAAGTCGTACGCCAAGAAAACACAACTGCCATGGAAGGATGGGGAAGATGCCAAGGATATGCGTACTGGACCTAGAGACGCGATATGACCGCGAGTATTCGCTATCGAAAATGACTACCGAGGCGTACTGTCGTGACCCTCGGTTTGAGACCATCGGTGTAGCGATCAAGTTCGATGACGACAAGACATTCTGGTTGGAGCAGCCAGACGTTGAGCAATACATCAGACAAGTGGATTGGAGTGACACGATCATTGTGTGCCAGAACACGGCATTCGACGGGTTTATCCTACGCCACTACTTTCAGGTACAACCACTCGCGTGGCTGGACATCATGGGTATGTCCCGTGCCTTGTTCCCGCACGAGAAGTCGCACAGCCTCAAGGCTCAGGCCGAGCGTGCCGGCGTCGGTGTCAAGGGCGACGAGGTGGTCAACGCGATGGGCAAGCGGTACACGGACTTCACCCCCGCAGAGCTAGTGAGATATGGCGAGTATTGCGTAAACGACGTAGAACTTACCTACGCGCTGTTCCAGCGTTATATGGGCATGGGCTTCCCCAAGAAGGAGCTCAAGCTCATCGACCTCACCCTGCGCATGTTCATCGAGCCCGTGCTGGAGCTGGATCCGGGGATGCTGCAGCAGCATCTGGTCGAGGTACGGTCACGCAAACAAACGCTGTTGGAGCAAGTGCGAGACAACATGCTGGCCGGCGCCGACGTGGACTACGTGCATACAGTCTTCACCGAAGGCACCGACGGTATCAAGAAGCTGCTGATGTCGAACGACAAGTTCGCCGCCTCCCTGCGCAG